TTTACCCCTGATACGATTTTTCCGAAGTTCATGGCAACAGCGAATGAAGCCGCGACAACCGCGAGAAGTTTGAGGGTATTTTCCATCCCGCCCAGCTTCTCCGAAAGGAACATCACACTTGAACGCGCTTTCTGAAGCCAGCCCATCACGGTCTGAAATCCGCTCTGTAGAAATTTTGCTATGGATTTCGTAATGCCGAACATTTCATCGGTTTCCTCGATGAAATATTTGAGCTGGCTCCGCGCGGATGAAAGCACATCGGATATTCTCGGCCCCATCTCAGAGAAGGATTTATCTACAGCCTCCCCCGCATCCATGAATGCCTTTTGAATATCCTTCGCCTTAATGATTCCGGCCTGTGCCATAGTACGGAGCTTCCTCTCGGAAACGCCGTAATAATCCGTAAGGATCTTTATTGCCTGTGGTGCCTTCGCAAACAAAGCGTCCAGCGAACCGCTGTCAAATCGGCCATTCTTCATGGCTGACGCCATACTCGAGACAAGCCCGGAAGCATCCGAATTACTGCCGCCGCTCAATTTAGTGAGCTTGGTCATAATATCGGTGAACCGGATAGCCTTATCCACATCAAACAGGGTCTTGTTGTTCTTTACGAGGTCGGACACATTTTTTGACACGTCCTCGTAATTCCCGACGAGATCTTTAGAAGTTTTCAGGATTTTTTCCTGAATATCATCTATATTTCCGAATTGCCCGACCGCGCTTTCCAAAGCGCGATTTACGGACCGAACCTGCTCAACGGCGTCGTTCATCGCCTTGAGGCTGAATCCGATCCCGATTGTACCGAGGGCTTTCCCGATCATGCTTTTTAATCCGCTGACGGTATTGTTTACCTGTTGAATGCTTTTCGGGTCACAGATAAACTGTATCATGGACTCAAGCGTAAATTCCGGCACAATCTCACCTCCCTCGGTTAGTGTCTTCCTGTTTCGTGTTCCCGCTTCATCTCTTCCGATTTAGCGGCTTCTATATCAAGCTCCATCTGATACAAGGCATACAGTTTCAATGCCTCTTCAAGTGTATAGCAAGTTTCCAGTTCGAATTTGGATGCGAGACGCGCTTTGATCAGCGTGTACATCCGCATTTCCAGATCATTGAACGCTGTTAAGTCAAGCTCTCCATAGCGCTCGTAGTCAAACTCTCCGTAGACTCGGTTTGGTTTCCAAATTGGAGAGCGATGTTCTTGAAAAAACTCTTGTAGTTCAGATTGATTACATCCCAGCAGAGGACGAATATGTTTTGAGCTTCACAGCAGAAAACCTCATCAAAGGCTTCGCGGTTCATTCGCACAGCTTTGAAGTCGGTGTACGGACCGCTGACGGATACATTGTTGTTATCGAGCAACAAACGGCTGATAATTCGCTCCATCTCATCCCCATTCAGAGAAGACAGCGCTTCTCCGATAACAGATACAGCTTTCTGGGAATCGATGCCAGCCAGTAAATTATCCGCATTAGCCTCTTCGGTTCCGTTTCCCCCAACGAGTGAAATGAAACCGCCAAGAGCGGGACCGATTACCTTTGCCACATCCGCGGCGATACCGGCGCTCTTCATTGCCGGAAAAGGCGTAACGTAAAAGGAATACTCACCAATATCGAATTGGGTGGATTCCGTTCTTTTCAGCGCGTACATATTTTTACCTCCATTCAAAGAAACGGGGGAGAACCATCCCCTTGATCCTCCCCCTTTCGTTCAGCTTATTCGCCCTCTTCGGTGAGATCAGCCTCACCAGTGGAAAGTTCCCATTCAAGGTCGGGGGCCTGACGTCCGAACTGCCGAGGCGCAGAACGCACAACCCAGCAAGCGTCGGAGGCAAAGACCATGCCGCCCTTCAAATCCTTAATCAGGATCGGGAACAGGGCATTTCCGGTTTCCACATCTTCATCGAACTTGTCCTGAAGGAACTTCGCAGAAGCAGAAGATCTCAGCAGAACGATCCGAATGTTGTAGGTTCTATCGGGGCTGACGGAACGGACGATTTCGCCGTCGCAGCCGACCTTCTTCGTGATGCCGTCCCCGTTCGGCTCGATCTGAATGAAACTGTCCTCTGCATACCCTTCAACGATGTGGGAGCCGAGGGTGCAAGTGATTTCACGGGGGTTGTAGGTTTTGATTCTTCCAGCGGCCATTTATTTCACCTTCCTCTCTTACAGCTCGTAGGTCAAGCTGCCCTTGATCTCGGCGAAATGGATCGCCCCGGCAAGTCTCGCCCTGAACTTGCATCCGCGCAGAATACGAGACGCTTTCTCCGAAGCGGTGAGGCTGGAGGCAAGCGGGACAGAAGTGGCGAAACCGGGAATACGAATCCCGTATTCGTCGAACTCGTCCCGAGCGATACCGCCCATAACCTGACCGCGTTTCAGAGAAGCGATCATGGCGTTGTGGATCAGAGCGATACCTTCATCGGTGTACGGAATCTTCGCGTTCATGATGAAAAGATTCACAACACGAATCTGCATATCGTTCTTAAGCCAGTCGCGGAACCGGATCACGTCGGCCCACTCGCCAGAACGGGTCTTGCCGCTCATGGTAATGTTGCGGTTCCCAACCGTGATGAAGTAGCACAGGCCATCTTCCGCGAGGTTTGCAAGCTGAGTGGAAGTCAGCTCGGAAGGATACACAGCGGTGAGCTGCTTGAACGCCGTGGTTTCGGATCCGGGCTGGTAGTTCAGCCAGTCAGCGGTAAACGCCACGTTCATGTACTTGTTGGCACGAGGCATATCCGCAACAACCTGAGTCCCGTTTTCGGGGCCAAACACGCCCACGGTTCTGTTATACACAGCTCCGGTAGAAGCGGTCTTGTTGTTGCGGAGATATTCAGTCTCCGTGTAAACGAACATCTTGTCGTAGGCTTCGATGAACTCGGCGATTTCCTCATACCAAGTCGAATCCACGCCAGCGGTGCAGAGAACGTACCACTTCACGCTGTCGATGGCCCGCTCGATGGCTTTCAGCGGAGACACGACCATTACAGCATCCTGACCTTCGCCCTGCTGAACGGTGTCGGTATCCTTGATGGGAGCGATATACAGAACGGTCGGACGAGGAGTCTGGGAGAACGCAACTTGTGCGGCCTCGGCGATAGGATCATGCGCTTCAAGGCTCCACCCGGTATCCAGAACCTCATCCAGAGATCGGTAAGCACCGAAGTCGGGCGGAGCGGTTTCAGGCGCAACGGACGGAGCAGGACCGACGATCAGCATATTGTCGAAACTGGTATCATCCACGATAGGGGAGACAATATCAATATCGACGGTTGCGATCAGGTCGTAATTTTTCTTGCTCATTCGGATTTTCCTCCGTTTCTATGATTTATGGGATATTGCGGCTCACTTATACGGGATCGGAAGTCTTCTTTCCCCGCTTGATGATAAGAGCTTTGTTTTCCTCGTCAACCTCAACGATCAAATCATCGTCGCTGACATAGGTCACGGAATGCTTCAGGTCAAAGTCGGCTGTAACCGGGTAAAATCCTAACTCTTGCAGGTAATCAAGAAGCCGTCTTGCCGTGGCGTCGAGATGGCCTCTGACCGCAAAGCCATGGGATACATATTCTCCCTCGCGGGTATAAGGAACAAACTCCACCTCGGCTTCGGTGAAGTACCCGGTATTGAACATAGCGAGGATTTCGGATCCGCCTCCACTGCTCGTGGGTGTGTAATGAGGAACGACGGTCGCCCGTTTTTCTTTTTCCTCTTCCGGACTTCCAAACCCTCCGGTTGTACTCGTTTTCCTTACGGGCGCACCCGGTTCAAAGATTTCCTCATCCCCATCGAATCTTCCCGTGGGATAAACAATACTGCTCTCATCGTTTACTGCGGCGTGTTCTACTGCCAAGGAAACGAATGACAGAATGAGCCGCATTCTGGCCCGGTATTCATAAGACGTTTCGCCGATAATACCGGATAAGGATTCTATATCTCCCTCCCGCTGAATCGTCAAGGAATGAATATCGCACCATTCCAGAACATATTCGGAGTTAAGGAAATCATCAAAAGCCGTCAAATCCTCAACGGCGGAATCCTCATAACCGACAACCCCAATCTCTTGATCTACGATTGGTATGCCGTGGGTAAACAGATCTATATCAAGCTGGACATTAGACGCATATTGCTCCACATTCACGCCGTCGAACACTTGAAGATTCGGGCGGGAAGGTCGGGTCACAGTCCCGAATGTCAGCAAAACGAGAGGAAGTTCTGGTTTTGCAATCCTGCTTTGACGCGAAAGAAGCACAATTGCATTTGAGAAATATTCTTCAGTCAGAGAACAAAAAAGTTTTCTGACGTCCTTTATCCTCACAATCCACCTCCATACGTCATCGGAGCATTAAACTCACTTTTCTTTCCTTCTGCATGTTCGGGGACAAGGGCAAATCGGTAGTTGTAATGCGTGAGGATGGTATGAAACCAGTGCTCACACGAAACGCACTCGTACCAATGGCCGTCAAAAAATAGCATATCTGCTTTTGTTCCGGCCTCTCTGTCCGAGATTTTTATTTCTACCTCTCCATGTCCTTCGAGGCGTCTTGCCACGCCCTCGCCCGCTCCATCCTTATCCTGTACCTGATCCCCACCAGACGGATGTACATGGATGCTCACCGTTTTGTCGGTGTATCCAGAAGGAATAGCATACCCATTCCTGATTGTAGGCGGGCCGAACGACCGGAGGGTATATTTCCGGTTGAACAGTCGGATATTCATGCCATCACTTCACTTTCTCCGTGTAGTAGGAGATAGATTTCTCCATCAAGCCGGTTTCGTACAAGGGCTTGTTGAACCCCTTCTTTGCAACCGTGGATGGGGCGTTCGGTACGAATTGCCCCAGCTCTATTTCGTCCACAATATCCTGTTTGACTTTTGCGCCAAACTTCCGGATCAGGCTGTCGGTCTTCTGACCTTTAATCATGGCGTTGAAGATGTTCTCACATTCCTCAACATACTCCACTTCGTGCCGTTTGAAGGATTGCTCCATAAAGGGTCTTGGCGGAATCTTGGAAGTGCCGAATTCGTTGTACATAGCAACATCGGCAACATCGGCTCCATTTTCATAGACACCCTTTCCCCGCTGGAAGCCGACATGAATCGTTCGGTTTGCCAGCCAGTTCAGTTCTGCCATGAACTTTGCGCCCTTCGGAGACATTTTCAAATCATGGAAGCCGATGGACATAGTTCTCACCTTCCCCGCTAATATGGATCGGAACGATCACCATTCTCCGGATGCTGAGATATTGCAAGCCATACGCGGTCAGTGCCAGCTCCGCATCGTTTGCAAGATTAGAAGATTGTGAGGCGCTGAAACTGATAGAACTACCGCCCTCGGAAACACTGGATACACCGAAGCCGAGGCTGGCGGTATTAAACTCGTCGCCGAGGGGGTTATTCCCTTCCCCGGCCATTTTCAATTTGTGGCACACGAGAAAGGCAAGGCCCTGTTCATACAAGTTCCCGAATTGCTTCTTGGAGACCATCGGCTTCACGATTTCGATCCACTGTTCAAGGACTTCATCGCTTATGTCTTTGAACTCCGTGCCTACGACTCTGATTATTTCAAGGGCGGTCATGCTATCACCTCATAGAAGATTTTTAGCCCCGTTTGCCTCTCGCGCCGGTCTTTGTCGTGGTTTTTGTCTCTGGCGTGGTTTCCGCTTTGGGCTGTTCAGGGGCGGGCTGTTCGGGGGCAGGTTCGGGTTCATCGGCAGGGACGTCAACCTCTACCGTTTCCACTCTGGCCTCGCGGCTTCCGGTTTTCTTCGGAACTTCAACGACGTCTACCAGTTCCAGATACCCGAGATCAAGAAGCGTCCCGACCGCCGCGTTATCTGAGAGCTTGAGACCGTCAACGATGGAATCTTCGATTCTTTCGTCCGGAAGAACCATCTGATTACCGATGTGAATCACTTTTGAGCTGCAATTTTTGATGAAAAGCATTTTTAACCTCCAAAAGATGTGTCGTTTTCACGAATGGGACGGGGGGCGGGTTCCCTGTTCCCGTCCCCCGTTTTTGGCTTGTTCGGATCTTAGGAAACGCCGATAGCGATCAGGCAGGACAGGGGGTAGTACACGATGACGCCCGCAGTTCTGGCTTCGCAGGGGATGATGGTTTCCAGATTTCTGGTCTGGGCGGTGTACTGGTTGAAGGGCATCGGGTTCTCGAGGGAGAGCTTCTTCTTGTCCTTCTTGAACAGGAAGGCGACGCCCTGACCACCGGAAGCCGCGGCGTAGGGGTTGGTCTCAACGGAATCGGCATCCAGCTCAGCCGCGCTGACGATCTCCTTGATGTACGGAGCGTTCTCGAGGAGGTAGTTCAGCACGGAGGTAGCGGTCTGCGGGATTCTCTTGGTTGCGATGTGCATATACACATCGGCAGGGACGCAGAGGGTATCGGGGCGTTCCACGTTCTTCGTGGTTCTGGCCACCTGCTTCGCCATGCCGTTGATGTCGTCAAGGATGGCGTCGGGGTCCTTTTCGGTCCACTTGGTCTTACCGGAACCATCAGCGAGGATGGTGTACAGCGGGATAGACTGACCCGCAGAAAGAACGCCCATCAGACCGGAAGCGGTATCACCGGCCCACGCGATCTTGTTGTTCGCGGAGTCGATAGCCCATCTTGCGGACTCGG